ATTTACAGAGTACATAGAGCACCAGAAAGACGTGTGTTCTTTATTGATGTAGGTAATATGCCTCCTCACAAAGCACAGCAGTACTTGGAAAAAGTAAGATACGAAGTGCAACAAAAACGTATACCAAGCAAAAACAGTCAAGGCGGCAACGTAGTAGACAGCAGTTACAATCCAATGAGTATGTTGGAAGATTATTTCTTTGCCACAACAGCAGAAGGTAGAGGTAGTAAAGTAGACACACTACCAGGTGGAGACAACTTAGGTGAGATTGACGACTTAAAATACTTCAACAACAAACTGTTAAGAGGTTTAAGAATACCAACAAGTTATTTGCCAACAGGACCAGATGATGGAACAGGCACATACAACGATGGTAAAGTAGGTGTAGCATATATACAAGAATATAGATTTACAAAATACTGTCAACGATTACAGAACACTATTATAAGAGAAATTGACAGAGAGTTCAAAAGATATTTAAAGCACAGTGGCTTTGAAATTGATGCAGGATTGTTTAGTATTGGATTTGCTGATGCTCAAAACTTTGCCAGTTACAGGGATTTAGAAATAGATACTGCAAGGGCACAGGTGTTTGGACAGTTAGAAGGCATACCATATCTAAGTACACAATTCAAACTCAAGAAGTATTTGGGTTTAAGTGAAAAAGAAATACTAGAGAATGAAAAGCATTGGAGAGAAGAAAACGGTGAAGATTATATTGCTCCAGACGGAGATAATTTAAGACAAGTAGGAGTAACACCGCAGACAACTAGCGGCTTAACTCCTGAATTAGGACCAGATTTAGCACCGGACGAAGGCGCACCTATAGATCCATTAGCACCGGGCGGAGACATAAATACTACTGAACCAGGAACAGAACCAGGAATATAAATGAGATTAAACGAGTTTTACAATCCAGACGCAGATTCGATAAATAAGTATGACTTAGACGACACTAGAAAGCCTAAGTTAAGTTTAGAGAATTTGAACAAATTGAAAAGGATTAAACTTTACAAAAAGAGTGAAACGGAATCTCGTAAAGAGTTTGTTCAAAAGATTTACAAGAAACAAGACCCCAACGCAGGCGGAATGGGCGGCGGTCTAATTTAACAGAATTTCGTTAGAAAAACCCTTTTCTACGAAAAAACACCTAAAATAGTTCAAAAACACACTATTTAACTATAAAAACAGTATAGAACATTAAATACTATTAGATGCTAGTGAATCAGTATGATTTGTGTCATACTTGCCTAGCACCAGAATATTAACAAATGGAGAGGCTACGATGTCAGATAAAACAAAACTAGAACAAGTTTTAGAGCATCTTCTTGCCGACGAACAGGACAAAGCAAAAGACTTAATTCACGATTTTATGGTGGAAAAGGCTCGCGATGTTTATGAAAGTCTATTAGATGAAGAAGAGGCTGTAGAAGAAGAAACAGTAGAAGAAGCAGAAGAATCTGAAGAAGAGGCAGTTGAAGAGGCTGAAGAATCTGAAGAAGAGGCTGTAGAAGAAACAGTAGGTGGAGCGGAAAGCGAAGACTTACTTGACGAAATCGAACAAGAGATTGACCAAGAAGAATCAAGTATCGAAGAAGTCGAAGGCGATGATATGGAAATGGATATGGAACCTGAAATGGATGGCGAAGAGTCAGACGAAGAAGGCGAAGAAGAAATTGAAGACAGAGTCGACGATATTGAAGACCAACTAGATGATTTAAGAGCAGAGTTTGAAAAACTTATGTCAGATGATGACGAAGCGGAAGAAGAAGTTGAAGATTCAGAAGATGAATTAGAAGCAGAACTAGGTTTCGAATCTGAAGAAAGTGAAGACGAAGCGATTGAAGAAGCAACTAAACTTCAAGACGATAAGGCTTCATTGGTTAAGAGCAAAGAAGCACAAAGTGGCGGTAAAAGTCCTTTGAGTTCTAAGCCAAAACAAACATTTGATGCAGGCGCATCAGCAAAAGACAACGTATCACACGGTGGCGAAGAAAGTGTTAAAGGCGAAAGTGCCAAAGACCATACACCAAGTGATAACATTGGAGAAGAACCAAAAGCCGCACCAGCACCTAAAGGTGACGAAAGTGACGGTGGAAAAAGTCCTATCAGTGGATAAGACTTTATAATAAAAAGGTAGAATACAATGACTAGAAAATTATACGAATATTACTCACACGATAAGGCTAACTTGTTAGTGGAAAGTAGTGCAGACGGTAAAGATTTAGTTATGAGTGGTCTTTTTATTCAAGGAGACGTAAAAAATCAAAATGGTAGGGTTTACCCTACCAATGAGATTGCAAGAGCCGTAAAAAGCATTCAAGACCGTTTAGATGAAGGCGAAACTGTTTTGGGAGAGTTAGATCATCCAGAAGAGTTACAAATAAATTTAGACAGATGTAGTCATATGATTACAAATATGGAAATGCAAGACGCAAACGGCTATGGTAAATTAAAACTCTTAGATACGCCTATGGGTAATATTGCTAAAACACTACTTACGAGTGGTGCTAAGTTAGGAGTATCTAGTAGGGGTAGCGGTAATGTAAACGAGTCGGGACGTGTGTCTGACTTTGATATAGTTACCGTAGACATCGTAGCACAACCAAGTGCCCCTGATGCCTACCCTAAGGCAATAAGAGAAAGTTTATTTAATATGCAAGGTGGTGGAGTAATACACGATATCGCCGAAGCAGTAACACACGATAAAGGCGCACAAAAACATTTATCACGAGAAATATTAAATTTTATTCGTGAACTTAATCTGAAATAGGAGAGAGCATATGGCGACAACATTTAATGACCTATTAGAATCAAGCACATTGTCTGAAGAGGCAAGAGGCGAGATTCAATCGGCGTGGAATGCTCAACTAAGCGAAGCACGTGATGACATCACAGCAGAGTTAAGGGAAGAGTTCGCTCAACGATTTGAACACGATAAAGGACAAATAGTTGAAGCAATGGACACATTTATTTCCGAGGCACTAGCAGAAGAAATCAAAGAATTCGCACAGGACAAACAAGCACTAGTAAGCGACAGAGTCAAATATAAAGAGTCTATCGATGCACATAGCAAATTACTAGACAAGTTTGTTACAGAAACATTAGCAAATGAAATCAAAGAGTTAAAAGCAGACAGAGATTCGCATAAAGCAAATATCGGTAAGTTAGAAAACTTTGTAATTGAACAAGTTGCTGATGAGATTTCAGAGTTTCATAAGGACAAACAGGAGTTAGTTGAGAAGAAAGTTCAATTGATTGCTGAAGGTCGTAAGAAACTTGCAGAATCTAAAGAGCAGTTCATTAAGAAAGCGGCTGGAAAAGTTGAATCAAGTATTACTAAAATCATTAATAGTGAGATTGGTCAGTACAGAGACGACATTAAAGCGGCAAGGCAAAATGATTTTGGTAGAAGAATTTTTGAATCCGTAGCATCTGAGTATGCTTCATCTTACCTCAATGAAAATTCAGAAGTGAAGAAGATTAGAGAAGAGATGGCAGAAATGCAAACAGCAGTCAAAGACGCAAACGCGAAACTAGAAGAATCTACTAAGCAAGAAAAAGAAACTATCTCTAAGTTAAGAATTGCAGAAGATAAGTATCAACGCAACGAGACATTAAATAACTTAATGACTCCGCTTAATAAAGAGAAAAAAGAAATTATGGTTGAATTGTTAGAATCAGTTCAAACAAACAAATTAGAACAGGCTTTCAATAAGTACTTACCAAGTGTACTCAATGAGGACGCATCAGTAAGAACTGAAAAGAAAGCACTTAATGAATCAGTGAAAACTACAGAACACACTGGTAACAGGGTTGCACCTGCCAGCAATGAGCAAGAAGCAACTAACAATTCTGATGTCGTTGAAATTAACGAACTCAGAAAATTAGCAGGACTAAACTAAGGAGAAATATAATGGCAGAAGCATTATTTGAAAGCAATTGGTCCGCAACGAAAGACGCTCTTTTAGAGGGTTTAAATGGTAGCAAGAAGACGACTATGGAGACGATTTTAGAAAATTCTAAAGTTCAACTTCAAGAAGCGGCTTCTTCAGGTGCTACAATGGCGGGTAATATTGCAACATTAAACAAGGTTATGCTACCTTTAATCAGAAGGGTTTTACCTTCTTTGATTTCTAACGAATTGTTAGGGGTACAGCCAATGACCGGACCAGTAGGTCAAATTCACACATTAAGAGTAAGATACGCAGAAAGTGGCGGTGGAGCAAATGCAGGTGACGAAGCATTAAGTCCATTCAAACTAGCATCTACTTACGCAGGATCACCAGACGCAACAGCGGCGGCTGAGGGTTCAGTTGGTAGAAAAATGAGTGTTCAAATCTTAAAACAAACAGTTGAAGCGAAAACTAGACGTCTAAGTGCTAGATGGACTTTTGAGAGTGCTCAAGATGCCAATTCTATGCACGGTGTTGATGTTGAAGCAGAAATTATGCAGGCACTTGCACAAGAAATCGCGGTTGAAATCGACCAAGAAATGCTTGGCAACCTCAGATCTCTAGCACCAACAGTTGATACACTAGACTTTGATGCAAGTTCAGGAAACATTTCCGGAACTCCAGCATTCATCGGTGACAAGCACGCCGTACTAGCAATCGGAATCAACAGAGCGGCTAACTTAATTGCGGCAAGAACAAGAAGAGGCGCAGGTAACTATGTTGTTGTTTCACCAGAAGCATTAACAATTTTACAAAGTGCGACAACTTCTACTTTTGCAAGAACAACTGAAGGATCATTTGATGCACCTTCAAACAGCAAATTAGTTGGTACACTTAACGGTACTATTAAAGTATTCGTAGACCAATATCAAGCAGACGGTGGCTCTGTATTAGTTGGTTATAAAGGATCAAGCGAAACAGACGCACCTGCGTTCTATTGCCCATATATTCCTTTAATGAGTACAGGACCAGTTATGGATCCAAACAGTTTTGAACCAGTAGTTTCATTTATGACACGTTACGGTTACTTAGAACTTACTAACACAGCAAGTTCATTGGGTAATGCGGCTGACTATGTCGGTGAAATTGCACTTTCAAACGTATCATTCAAATAAGAATTTAATTCAAAACTTGAATACGAAAAAGCACTCCTCGGAGTGCTTTTTTTTGACTGTAAAAAATTTGCAACAATCTGATAAATACTTGTAATTAGGAGTTTCTTAAATGGCAGATAAATCAGTTTTTAATCCACAGGGGGATATAACATTCAATCCTCAAAATGGTACTTTCACAGTAGACGGTGCTTTAGTAGTTACAGGTTCTACAACATATCTTAACGATACAATTACACTTAATAGTGCAGACACTTATGCCATTAATGCAGACAATGATGCCGCAACAGGAACTCTAAGACTAGGAAACGCATCAAGCAACGCAGATATCAGTTATGGTGCTTCAGGAAATGTTATATTCGATAAACCAGTAGAAGGAAACTTTTATGTAGGCTCAGGACAAACTATTACTATTGACGGCGGTGGCTCTATTGGAGGCGGTGGCTTTACAGGTAACTTATCAGGTACAGCAACAAACGCCGGAGCATTAGTTAATGATAGAACTTTAACACTAACAGGCGACATTACAGGTAGTGTAGCATTAGGATTAAATGCTAACACATCAGCACCTAGTTTAACAGGCACATTAGCAACTGTGAACAGTAACGTAGGAAGTTTTGGCGATGGAGCAACTATACCAAACTTTACTGTAACAGGAAAAGGATTAGTAACAGCCGCAGGCGAAACAACAGTAAGTATTACAAGTTCACAAGTTAGTAATTTTGAAACAGCCGCAGAAGCATTGTTTAGTGTAACAAGTAATTCAGCAAGTGGCAACGGAGCATTATCATACAGCAATGGTGTATTTACATTTACACCTGCAAGTGTTCCAACAGCATTAAGTCAACTCACAGGCGACAGTGATAACATAAGTGAAGGTTCAACAAATTTATATTATACTGATGCTAGAGTTAGAGCGGCAGTAGATGCCGTTACTAGCGGAGACGGAAGTTTAACTTATAGTAGTTCAACAGGAGACTTTACATATACAGGTCCAAGTAATACTGATTATAGAGGTGCTGTTTCAGGCGGTACTGGTATTACTTACAGTAGTGGTACTGGAGTATTTACTACAGACGATACACATATTAGAACTCTTGTAAGTGCAACACTCGGTACAGCAGGCTATGTAGAAGCCACAGGTGTGTTTAGCCTACCAAGTACCACAGCACATATTTCAGAAGGCTCAAATTTATACTATACTGATACAAGAGCCAGGGCGGCAATTAGTGTTACTGATGCCGGCGGTTTAGGTTCACTA